CCTAAAAGCTTGCACTCATCGGCAGCGTCTTTGTGCTTATCGTATAAACATACCTCAAGCGTTTCCGAGTCTTTCAAGTCTCCCCATCCTCCAACGCATTCTGTTTGAATCTTCCAGCGCATAATCATGTTCCCTTTCTTTATTGTTTTTAGGTTCGACCCTATCGGGTCTCGCCTTTGCCTCCCCCGTTGAAAGGGGAGGACAAGGGGAGATTTATTTAGAATTTCCTAAAATTTTATCTGCCCAATCAATTACCGCATCAACTGGGATATCGTTTAAGTCTTTATCCCCATTCTCAATAAACGCCTCCCTGATTTCAGCCACAAATGCAAGCGCATCGTTTAGTTGTTTATTATTTTCCATATGTGCTTCCTTTCTTTATTGTTTATTAGGTTCGACCCTATCGGGTCTCTCCTTTGCTTCCCCCGATGAAAGGGGAAGACAAGGGGAGACTTATTTCGATACAAACGGAAAAAGCTTCTCCAATTCTTTCGCCGTTAGCTTGTGAGCATTCCAGTTGTGCGATTCGATGCTTCCAAGGTCCCTTGCTTGCTTGGACCCGATAAGGTCACAATAAGCGCAAGTAATCGCCAGCTTCTGGTCTTCTGTTAATTTGGTTTTCATAGTGTATTCCTTTCTTTTTTTTGTTTTTATTTCCGCCCGATGAACATTGCGAAAGCCGCCAAGATCCCGCCCAAAATTAAGCCGTGGGCAAAGTAAACGGCCCCGTGTACTTCTGCGATCATATTTGTTTTTCCTTTCTTTTTATTTATTTGTTTTCCGATTAGATGTTTTAAATTGAAGTAAAAACATTATATCCAACGGCGAAACCATTGAACCATTAATAATCCTATTTCCAACCTTAAAACTTATAAGTTTCAATGGATTTGGATTGTTTGCCTTTTTGCTTTTTCTCATATTTGTGTTTCCTTTCTTTTAGTTTTTGTCCGCAACCGCGCCGGTTTTACGCTTCGCGTTCCCGTGCGGTATAAAGCCGATTATGACGGATCGATCCGCCCGCGCGCATAGGCGACACTTCGCGCAAGTAATGCCGTCAATTTTTTGAGCCGGACACACTACAACTTTCCGCCCGTTGGGCGTTGTAGTGTTGTCTTCGATGCCGCTAGGCAACAATGTGACAACCGGCGCGATTTTAAGCGCGGCAAGCTCATCGGCGTGCTTTAGGCCATTCGCGGAAAGGTTAATGGTAAAACCCTCGCGGTTGGCCTTGGCAATAGCTTCCCGATTCTCCACAACCTCGCCGCGCTGCCGGTCAAGTACTGGCTTATGCGTATAGGTGAAACCGCGCCGTCCCTTATTAGCCCTCACCAAGTCTTCGAGCAAGGGGACGCTGATTCTGTCGTTCTCACCTGGTAAATCACCCGCTTGGTTGTGTCGCCATAGTTGACCTTGGGGCAAGTTGGCAACCGCGCGGCGGAAGTCTTCCCATCCGCTGCCGCGCTTCCCATCCGTAACCTTTCGCCAGTGCATTCCAAGGGGGCCGCCGTTGGCATAGCAACCTCCGCCAGCTTTCAAGGGGCATGCATCGGGGCATGTGTTGGCGGATGTAGTGCTTACTGGAATCGCGCCGGTTTTAGCGTTGGATGAGGAGAGGGTGAAGTGTACTTGGATGCTCATTTTAGATACCATCCTTTAATTGAAGTATAATCATTCCCAAAATCAATTTTGCGGAAACTATTCCCGATCGAAGTAGTCACAACCTTCTCCAAAAGCTTAGGATGGGTCGACCATATTTTACTGATCCATTCCCTCACAACTCCGGCATGATACGGAGTAGTGAATTCAGCAAGCCAATTCTCAACACTTTCGCCGATATGCACGCGTCCGAAAGTGTTTGACGCAATAACTTCGCCGGTTGCCCACTCTTTAATTTCAATCTTCGCAGAATTTTCGGTTGCCTTGGCGGTAATAATGCCGCCAGCGCATTCCTCGCCGATTTTCCAAGTTTTTGTTTTTTTGCTCATGTTGTGTTTCCTTTCTTTTGGTTTTTGTTATTCTTTTTCTTCAATATCGGACAATATGCGGATGCTTTCGGATAAACTACACTCGGGAATATTTTCGCCATCTATTTCCCATCTTATTTTAATATATTGAGTTGAATCATCACTCAACATTCGCGCAATTTTAACAACATTACAAATTGCATCTATTGTTGCGCTAATCCCATAAGTCGTGTCCCAAGTCCGCACTCCGCCAAGTTTTTCAGCTTCTTCAAAGTTTTTATATTGTGAAGAGTCCCAAAATTCTGCATTGAAATTTTCCTTCATTTTTGTTAATCCTTTCCTTAAAACTTAACACATGGCATGATTCGAAGTTCGCTTCCTTCTTCCGTTCCGGCAACCATGCCGCCATAATTTTCAATATACTCTTCCGGCGTGACCCCGTTGTCATTCGCGAAGTCTGCGTTCCACTCGAGTTCAATTTCCCGTTTCAATTCCGCAAGCGTGTCGCCCTTGTACTCATCCTGATAGGTGAAGCTGAAAGGCTTTTTCTTTTTGGTATGGGCGCACCCGCAAGCATGAAACTCTGCATGGGTGTCGATCACCGCTTCAAAACGAACGACATCATACTTACGAGCGACTTTTGCCGCGCTCGTTTCGGCGTTGTGTTGTGTTTCGTTCATGGTTGTGTTTCCTTTCTTATTTGGTCAAAAGGTCAAAAAGCCCCGCGAATTCTCGCAAGGCATCAGCCCGCTCATGGTTTATTAAATACGATGTTGATCCCCTAACGGATTTTCCTTTTTGATCAGAGTAATATTTAATAGCCTTATACAACTCTTCTTTAACAATTGAAATGCGGGAATCTTTTGCCGTTCCCACTTCGGCGTTGTGTTGTGTTTCGTTCATACGCGCATAATGCAACGCGCTTGGATTATTGTCAAGGGATTATTTTTTAAGAATTTTTATGGTATCTTAGGCGCGTGGAAAATCCGCCAGAAAATCTCTCCGCAAAATCAAAGAATGGTAAGACGGCATTCACGGATGAAATTGCTAAGACGATAATCGATGCGTGCGGATCGGGATTCACGCTCGAAAAAGCCGCCGAATTAGTCGGACTGAATCCGGTAACAGTCCAAGGATGGACTAAAAAGCGTCCGGCATTCGGCGAACAAGTACGGATGGCGAGAAAAAAGCATGAATTGAAGCTATTAAAAGACATCGAGCTTGCCGGTGAGAAATCGTGGCAAGCGAAAGCGTGGATGGCGGAGAGGGTTTATTCCTACGCGCAACCTTCTGCGCGTTTACAAGTATCTGGCGGAGTGGAACATACGGCTGGAGGATCATTCGCCGCACTACTTGCCGGACTCGCATCGAAACGAGCAGAGAAGAAAGCGCAAGTAATTGAGGCGAAAGAAGTTAAGCAGATAGAAGATGTCAAAGGTAAATACAATAGCTATTGTCCGACAAATGAATCGCAAACTATTGTAACACCAACACCTAAAAATTCTGGCAAGCCTCGACCCTTGAGGATGCGGAGACGCAAGCCAAGGCAAGAAAGCCTTAAGAAATGGCCTACCCACGACACGCCCCCCACCACGCCCCCCGCCACCGATTCTGACGCATAATACCCCCCAAATAATTGCGCCACAAAACAAAAAGAGGTTATGCCTAAGCGTATTCCCAAGTCAGCCCAAAAGGCACCTGAAGAGGTTTTAGAACAACTGCTAAACCCTGCGTATTTCGCAGACAAGGTATTGGGCATCAATCTTTACAAATGGCAAAAGGATGTGCTGGCAGATATTGAGCCAATCGACTCCAGAGTCGCCCTACGCGCCGCCAACGGTTCCGGCAAGACTTCCACGGTCATTTCCGGCGTTTTGATATGGCACGCGCTCGTCTACAAGCGTTCTATTGCGGTCACGACCGCCGGGGTCTTCCGTCAAGTCGAGTCCCAGCTTTGGCCTAGCCTGCGTTCCCATGTAGCGAAGCTTGGCGGCCCCTGGGAGGTCACATCCGGCGAAATCCGCTACCTGCACCCTGACGGCAACACATCGCGCATTATAGGCTACTCTGCGACCGATCCTGGCCGTGCTGAAGGCTGGCACGCCGAGAACCACGAAACTGCGCCCCTGCTTATGGTGGTGGACGAGGCCAAGACCGTTGCCGACCCTCTCTTCGAGGCCATCAGTCGGTGCCAACCAACGCGACTGCTAATCGCCTCAAGTCCTGGGGGGTCAAGCGGTGCCTTCTATCGAGCCTTTACCAAGGAGGCCGATATGTGGAAGAAGCACGCCGTGACCGCCTTCGACTGTCCCCATATTACCCAGAAGCAGATCGACGAGGTCATCCAGCGGTATGGCGAGAAACACCCCCTGACCCGCTCCATGATCTATGGCGAGTTTGTGGACATAGGCAACGAGAGTTTGATTATTAACCTAAACCAGCTTCAGAACTGCCTTACCAGCCCACCAGACTTCAAGCCTGGTACCAAGATCGCCGGTGTGGACTTTGCGGCTGGTGGCGACTGCAACGTGCTTTGCGTGCGGGATGGGAACAAGGTTCTACCCATCACGGCATGGCGCGAAAGGGATACCATGTCTGCCGTAGGCCGTTTCATCGTCGAGTTCAAGAAGCACGGCTTGAAAGCCGAAGACATCTATGCTGACGCAAGCGGCCTGGGTATGCCCATGTGCGATGCCTTGGCCGAAGCTGGCTGGGAGGTCAATCGAGTCAACTTCGGCTCTACCGCTTACGACACCGATGCCTACACCAACCGCGCTGCTGAGATGTGGTACGGCATGGCAAAGAAGATCGAGGCGGCTGAGATCATCCTGCCCGAAGACGACGAACTGACGGCGCAACTGACCTGCCGCCGGAGTCTGGTTAACTCCAAGGGCAAGCTGGGTGTTGAATCCAAGGATTCGATGCGAGCCAGGGGACTCGCCAGCCCGGATCGAGCCGATGCCCTTGCCCTCTGCCTTGATGGTGGTAATATCAGTTTCGACTTGACCTTTCCGGTGGAGAAGCCAACGTGGAGGTCATTGCAAGCCCTGATGGAATCGAGCGATCCCGTTATGGCTGGCTTCGACGCAGGAGGTTAATATGAATATCTGGAACTGGATCACTGCAAATTGGGCCGAGATTGTTGCCGCCCTTGGTGGCATCGTGCTTGCCGCGCGTATCATTGTGAAGCTGACCCCGACCCCCGCCGACGATTCGGCGTTGGAGAAGGTTGTCAACTTCCTCAAGACGCTCGGACTTCACATTAAATAACTTTAAGTGATCGGTGCGATTCTCAACATCATCGCGTCGATCCTTCGCCTCATTCCGGGTTGGAAAGAGAAACGCATTGACCGCGCCGAAGGCGAGTGGCGCAACAACCGTGATTCCATTGATCGGGATCTTGGCACTGTTGCTTGGTGGGTGCGCGACAACCAATCCCACGACGAACACGACCGGGGCCGTTGAGGCTCTGATGCGCGATGAGAACTACCCGGCTGTGCGCGATTCTTCTCCTGCCGTCCGCGCATGGGCAAAACGCGCTTTGCATTATATCAACGATTTTCAATTTGAACTGAACAGGGAGCGAGAGAAATGAACGCCAAAGACACACGCCGCAACGACTACTACGTCAGGATCATCGAGGCTCTCAACCAGCGCGAGACCTGGGAGAACCGGCAACGGCTGTTTTACCAGGCTCGCTATTTCGGTGTACGCCGCAAGGTCAAGCCTTGGCCGACCGCCGCCGATCTGCACGTTCAGTTGATCGACACGGCCATTGAGAAGCTAAAGCCTTCCTTCGTCAATTCCGCCATCGGCAACGACATCCTTTCCAGCTTTGTCCCGATGCGCCAGCAGTTGACCCCTCTGACCGTCTCCGCCGAGCGTTGGTTTGACTATCAGATGCGGGAGAAGTCCAACTTTCAGAAGGAGATCGTTTCCGTCATCGACAACATTCTTCTTTATGGTCGTGGCGTGTCCAAGGTGATCTGGAACGAGGACAAGAAGCGTATTGACTTCGAGGCGATTGATCCCTTCCATATCATCGTACCTTCGTACACCAAGGAATTCAAAGATGCCGATTTCATTGTTCACATCATCTCCACGAGCGTCGATTCCTATAAGGCTAACCCCCTTTACAAGCAGGACGAAAACTTTATCAAGATCATTTCGGGTAAGCCGTCCAAATCGGTGGGCTTACGAAGTGAGATTCAGGACGAGATTTACCGCCGTGAGGGAATTACCCAGGAAGCTGAGAATGATCGCATCATTCTTTGGGAAATGTATACGCCCTCCGAGGACGGATGGAAGGTCGAAACTTATAGTCCGCTGGTTGTCACCGAGGATGTAAGGAAGCCGTTCATCCTTCCCTACCGCCACGGCGAACCTCCTTTCGTTGATTTCCCCTATGAAGTCACAGGGGGCGGTTGGTACAGTCCACGGGGAGTTGCAGAAATTCTCCTCCCTGGAGAGAATCTACTCAACAAGCTGAAGAATAGCCTGAGTGATTACGTTGAACTGGCCAACCGACCCGTTTTCGAAGCTCAGAATCCGATCAGCCTAAACACCGCCAACCTCAAGATGCAACCCGGCCAGATCCTTCCGCAGGGTCTAAAGCCGGTGCAGTTCAGCCAGCCTCCCTTCGACTTCCAGCGTTTGATGCTGGAGGAGCGGATGCTGGCAGAGCAACGCATGGGCAATCCAGACTTCGGAGCTGGCTCGCAGTACCAAATCTCCGACCGCAAGACCGCCACCGAGATTGCGGCTGTGCAGGCGCAAGCTGCGGCTTCCGGCGATCTTCGTAACCGCATTTTTAGAATGGGCCTGTCCCATCTCTTCAAGCAGTGTTGGTCGCTCTACGTCCAGTACAACAAGCGTGACCTTATGTTCCGCTACGCCGAGGAGACCGGTGCGATGCCGCCCGAAGGTATCCACGAGGAGTACTCGATTGAGCCGAAGGGCGGGTTGGACTTTATCAACCGCCAGTTCTCGCTTCAGAAAGCCGTTGCTCGGATGCAGATGTTTCAGGGCAATCCTTTCGTAAACCAGGGCGAACTGGTCAAGTCCGTCATCGAACAGGACGACCCCAGCCTTGTGCGCCGCCTGTTCCAAGATCCGCAAGCCGGGATGGGCGATCAGGCCGAGGATCAGGCGATGGAGATTGCGACCATGCTTGCCACAGGATTCCCAGTCCAGATCAAGCCGACCGACGATCACAAGATCCATATTCAGGTTCTCTTTCAATTCAACCAAGCGGCGCAGATGCGCCAGCAACCCGTCGATCAATCCGCCATGCAGGTACTCATGGCTCACCTCCAGCAGCACTTGCAGGCGTTGGAGCAGGTTGATCCCAACACATCCCGCGCCATCCAGAAACAGCTTCGTGATGCGGCAAAACAGGAAATGCGTCAGGCACAGGGCGGTGCGCCCATGCCAGCGACGGAAGGTCCGACAAGCCCCGCATTGGCGACGGCTGCCTGAAAGTCCCCGTAATGCGACCGCCTTTCCAGCAGGAAGGGTTGGCCAAACTTTGCCAGTGGGCAAACGAGCAAGGCGCAAACGGCAAGGCCGTTGAGATCGGCGCGTATAGCGGTGAAGGCACCGAGGTTATCGCCAAGTACTTCAAAGAGGTGCTGGCGGTAGATCCCTGGATCAACGGTTACGACTTAAACGATGTCGCCAGCCACCAATGCCCGATGAAGTTTGTTTTTGAGGCTTTCCAGAACCGTACCAAGGGTCTTGGTAACGTATCCTTCAGCCGTGGGAAAAGTCTTGACGCTTTGGAGTTTGTTGGCGATGAATCGTTGGATCTAATATATGTTGACGGCGATCACAGGTATGAAGCGGTTGTGGCAGACATCCAAGGGTGGAAGCCGAAACTGCGTAAAGGCGGGGTCTTGGCTGGCCACGATTGGTCCTTCCCGGCTGTACAGAAGGCTTTATCTTT